CACCCAAGATGAGGGCGCGTGGTGCGTCCGCAAATTCCGTGCCACGGCCACCAGTGTTAGTGTTGCTGCCGCTGGTGTAAATACCAACACGTTCAATTGCCCATACGAGTAGCGTTCCTGTCGCCTGTGCCAACCCCCATTTGCTTTGGCGTTCCCAAATAACAGTGCCAGGGTCACTGCCACGGCTACCTGCTTCTGGGGCGCCAAATGCAGCCGCCTGAAACTCCCAACTAAACATATAACGCTTGCCAAAGCTGTGCGCAACTTCGGCAAAGTTGTACCAAGACCCAGGGTTATTGCCGCTAACCAGCGTATATGCAGTGCTTCCGTTCCCACCATAAAAGCTAGGAATTAATGCAGGGCTGCTGTTGTCAGCAATCGTTAGGCCAATCTTGCTGCTTGGTACCGCACTAAATGCAGTTGTTGCATAACTGGTACTGCCACATAGATATAAGTCGCACCAAAAACGGCCATCAACGCACGTCATACCGCGAGGGTCTGGGCATACAGGCCGCCATGTTAAATCCCATAAGCTGAACTCCAATATCTCAGCAGTGCTAGTCGGGCTGCCGTTATTAAATGCTGTTGGTCTACCGCTTGGGATGTAATGGTACCCACCAACAATGCTGCCGCCTGTAGCACCTGCGGGTGCTGTGGTGTAGCTGGCATCACTGACTAATGCTCCTGTTGTTGGGTGCTGCCAAATTGCCATATCAGTGTTATTGGTATGGGTGCCCATCGTCACCGCAGTAGCACTAGCGTAATATTGACCATTAAGCACTGCACCAGCCGTAACGCTAATAGTGGTAGCAGCAGTCTTTGTAAATAATGGCCCGCGATGTAATGCAGGCCGCCGGTTATAAAGGATCGTTCCGCCGGAAGGTGTTGAAAAACTTAATACGCCTGAACCGTTGGTGCCAAGCACTTGTCCGTTAGTACCATCTTCGCCCGGCAAGGTGAACGTGACATTGCTGGTTACTGTTGCCGGAGATTGCAATGCGACGTAATGGCTGCTATCAGAATCAGCAAGCCTTAAATCGCCTTGCGCATTGATTGTTACGTCGCCCGTAAGCGTTGGGTTGCTAAACGTCGGGGCAGTAAGCGTTTTATTGGTAAGTGTTTGGGTGCCCGTAGTGGTCACCAAATTATCAGCAGTCAGCGTTTGCGTACTGGTGACAATCGAATCAACTTTTACAGACCCGTAAGCCATTACAGAATCACCCAGCTAGCGTTTGCAGGTACTGTAACAGCGAAAGTGGCAGTCACTTCAACTGGGCCAGCAGACATCCCATTATAACCTGCTGTCAAAGTGTAATTTGCACCAATAACTTGCTGCGATTCCGTAATTACGGAACTTCCACCTGCTGCCGTAGCCCAGCTCAAAGTGCCGCTGCCGTTAGTGCTTAATACTTGTGCAGAAGTCCCATCGGTCGCTGGTAAGGTCCATAGCACATCTGCCGCAATCGTTGCTGGTGCCTGGAAACCAACGTAGTTCGTGCCGTTTGCAGTTGCTTCACGGAATCGCGCATCAACCTGATTATCTAAAATTACATTACCGGTAAGTGTGCCGCCTGCTTTAGGTAATGCAGCAGTAGCTAAATCGAATGATGCCTTAACTGCTGTTGGTGTAGCAGCTAATACTGAGCTGGTAGTGCTGGTGCTATCGCTGAGTTGTACCGCGCCAACCACGCTGGTGGTAGCGGCCACAATCTTGCTACCAGCAATCGCAGCGGATGCGTTTATATCAGCGTTGACGATTACACCACTAGCTATAGCAGTGACGCCTGCGTTGCTGATGCTTACATCACCTGATACTGTGGTGCTAGTTGCAACGTTTGCGCTGGAGCCTACAAGAATATTGCCGCTGGTTAATGTGGCAAGCTTGCTGTAAGCAATAGCAGCCGCCGATGCAATATCAGCATTAACCAGTGGATAGGCGCTTACCTGGCTCCATGGCGTATAGCTCAGTGAAGTCCAAGACGTGCTGCCAGTGCCAAGTTTTATCTTGTTAGTATCCGACTCGATGCCAATCTCACCTGCTAACAGTGTCGGGTTTGCACTTGTCCAGTTAGCAGCAGTATCACGCCGCTGCGCCATCTTAACTGGAACAGTAGTAGCAGTTGGCATAAGGTCAGGCTCCGCCAGCTAGCAGTAGTTTTTCTGGGTCCGGAGGTGTCGCATCTGATGCTAACAGTTCAAATGGTGAAAAGCCAGTGAATGCTATATTCTCAAATACTGCCACATCAGGTGCTATCGCTGGCCCGCCGCTTAAAATAATATTAAGCACCCACCCTTGCAGCACACGTAATGAAACTGTTATATCAAAATAAACTCCTTTTTGTTGCTCTTGCGGTATAGACGCATATCTATAGATTGAATCAATTGGTACTACATCATTTGCGTCACCCCATACTGTAACTGGAATTTGGAAATAACCATGCACGCCGCTAGATTGATTCCAATGTGTACGGATTAAACTGGCATCAGATTCAATGCGGTTGTTAAATGTAAGCTGCAATATATGACCGTTATTCCGTAATGAATGCCGGAATCTAACTGGACCGCTAGCTACAGTTGATGCTTCGCTTATATTCAAATCGCCTAGGTCGTAGTTAATTTCATCTGGTACAAGATCAGGGAAAGTTGCCATGGTTAAATTAAGTATGGTGGGATTAAAGTTAACGATACAGTGCCATCAATCTGGTCGCATGTTTCATCAAATGATGGGCTATCAGTATATATCCATTGATGATTAGCTGGAAATGTTAAATTAGTTGCAGCTAGTGTCGTAGCATTTAAATCAAATGGCTCAAACCGGCCATGAAAAGCGTAATGGTTTAGCAGCGCATAATGCTCCGCCCTAGTCATTTGGCTAAATGTCATCCGCAACTGGTCGCCGGATCTACCATTACCATGTCGCACATTAACCTCATCGCCACTTAGCACAAGCAACGATGTATTAGCTGTGCTACCTGGTGTGTAGGTGCGGCTGCTTGGATTTAATGCAGGGAATAAAGCCATAACTATGATGTGCAACCCACAATATAATTCCAAGCGGTTCCAGATTGCGGAGCTATTACTTGCACATATATCCAAGCACCTGTGCTTGTTTTTGTTACTGTTACTGATGCGTTTCCGGATACTGACCCGGTATCATAACTGGCGGCGCCTGTAATAATAAATCTGTCTGGAATGCCGTAAGCTTCCCAGAAGAAAGAAAATGATCCTACACCTGCCCCTACGTTTACTGCTTGTGTAAATGTGCCCTGGCCTCCTGAACTTGCTGCACCTGGGCAATAAATAGGGGCCAATGGTGCTGCGCCTATTTCTTGGCCTCCCGATTCGTTTGGCGGTCCATAGCCATCAGGAGAACTTGGGTCTGGGCAACGGCCAATAACAAATACTTTTTTCCCTGTACCAGTAGGGTCTGCGATATATGAAGCTGCAACGCCTGATTCGACTAATTCGCAACTGTCTGAAACGTTTAAACTATTGTTTGGGCACAAATACCAATCATTGTATTGACCGGCGCAAACTTCGCCTGCTGTTAGTGTATCGCCAGGCAATGGCTGTCCGCCTGTGCCACTTCCGCCATCGATATCTGGTGTTACTGGTTCATCCAGCGGATCTTCTGGGTTATCAACTGGATCTGTCGGCCCATCATCTGGCTCATTGCCAAGTTCAGCGGGGTCAGTCTCGACGGGTGGGTCATTTATAGGCGATATAGTTTCGCCAACATCAGTTAAAGGCGTATTGTCAACATCGCGGCCTGCGATGTCACAAGTAAAATCTGTGCGCCCTGTTGGTACGGTGTAACCATTCCCTACCGCAGCATTAACTGCTAACCCAACCAGGCTACGGTTTTGGCTATCAACTGGGAAATGAATTAAATCTAAACTGATAACACCACTGATTGATCTTGCAATACGCTCTACTTCATAGAAATGATTATGGTAACTAACTGTGCCAACATTAGTCTCGCGCCTTAATCTAACGCGTACAACATCACCTACAATTAGCGTGGCATTAAACGAGCTAGGCGCAACACGTATCCTAAGCGTATGCGTTACATAGTAACGACTAGCGACACGGTAAGTCCCAACCTTAACTGCATGGTCTTCAGTAGCACAAAATTGGCTTAGGTCGTATTGCTCTAATGGGCCATTATCGGCCAATCCTGTCATCCGTATTTCAGCCGAGCGGATAATGCCAATATCGCTATCCGGTTGCTGACGCCATAAAACTAGGGCTGTGATAGCTTTGCGATTTTCAAGCGAAATATAATCAATTTCAAAACTTTCAATTATTACGTGATCTTCTGTGAAAGTAAATACTGGCTCAATCGCTGTTGTTTTGATTGTGCCATTAGCATTGGTTTGCAGCCTTGGCCTTAAACCTTTTTTACCATTTTTATCGCTTACTCGCAATAAGAAATCTGAACTGATAGATTGCAGCCAGTCTTCAAGGTTAGTTGATTGCTTAAATTCTCCATTATAAAACAAACCATTTACATTGCAGAATAACGCCGCGTCTTCCATCATTGTCAAATCAATCATTGAGCTTGGAAATCGGCTGCTTTGTGTTATTAAATACAATGCTAAATCAATTACATTATTGCTAGGCCCTGTGATGTCATCTAAAATCCTTGTAACATTTATCCCGTTACGAACGAAACAATGCACTTGTCTATCCCATAACTCGCTGCCATCATCATGCGTATTAATAAAACTAAGCGTTGTCATGTTTTCGTATGTGCCTTGAGTGCCGCAATACAATGGGCAATTCCAAAACTTCTTAGTTGCTACAGCAACAATAAAATTGCCAGGGTCCCAAGTTTCAGCGCGCCGGTCGTATGTTTGCGCCCATGTCCCAACACGGCAAGCACGCTGAAATACATCTTTAAGTGGCAATTGTTCCATATCGCCTTCGCTAAGCACCAAATGAACTTTGGTCGTTAGCACGTTAGTTGTTGAGTTATTTTCATATCTGCCTTCAGTAGCGGCTGGGCTTACTAATACACCGCCATTGCTTGATACACGCCGACAAAACACAATGGGGATTGGCTCACCAATTACTGCTGCCTTTTGTCTGCTGTCTAGTGGTGATTGCCCCTTGGCTGCTCCTTCCTCGGTAACGGTAGTAACCAATCCGCTTTGATATGGCAGGAGCGCTAATGGGTCTCTAATTTGAATACTCATAATCTTACCGGTGCCCCAATAAGTAAAGTAGTAAATTTACGTGGCGGCACTTGCGCGCCTACTGGGCTAAGCGCTGAACTTAAATTAATTGATAGTTCCGTGAAATTACCTGAAATTTTTGACACTTCACCAACATAAGTTGCAATCAATGATTGGGTAGATATTGGTGCCGATTGCGATAATCGTGTATCAAATTCATACATTTTAATCTCGCATAATCTATTGTTATTTAAAGCCGCTTTAAATACACTAATTGCTGTAGCTGTAGCTGGCACTGTGATGCTAACGTCTGAACCTGCTGGACTGCCAGCCATCATCCCATCAGCATTGAATGGGTTATAAAACCAAGATGCAGAATCTAAAGTGATAGTTTGATTAATATAATATGCTTGCCATCGCACATACGTTTGGCTGCTATCGTAAATTCTTAGGTATTGGCTTTGGCCTCGGTTGCTCATGCGC